GAATGGCGACGAAGACACTTTGAAGCTTCTCAAGCGCTATGGCTCGCTGAATGGTGTGGTCAAAGCGCTCAAGGAAAAGGAAACTCTCATCCGATCGGGCAAACTCAAGCGAGATATGCCTGACCCGAAGGATGAAAAGGCAATGGCCGAATGGCGTAAGGCTGAGGGCATCCCTGACGATCCCACGGGCTATACTCTGCCAGAAACAGTGACGAAGCGTATCGGTGATGATGACAAGCCTTTGCTGTCCAATTTCACTGAATTTGCCCATGCGAAGGGTGCCAATCAGCAGGCGGTAGCCATTGCAACCGAATGGTACGCCGAGCTTAAAGAGGCTCAGGCAACCAAGCAACTCGAATTCGATGCACAGGCAACCGAAAGCGCTGAGGATGCCCTTCGTTCCGAATGGGCGGGCGGCGAATATCGCGCCAATCTCACGCTCGGCCATCGTTTCATGGAGCAAATCCCCGGTGTCGGTAAGGATTGGATGGAAGCGCGTCTCCCTGATGGTCGCCGCCTAGGCGACGTTGCAGAGGTCGTGAAATGGGCTTCTGACATGGGTCGTGAGCAGTTTGGCGATGCAGCCTTTGCCACTGACGATAGCGCCGCGCGCCATAACAACCGCAAGGCGGAAATCGAGGGGATTATGAAATCCGATATCAGGCGATATTGGGCCGAGGGCTTAAACAAGGAATATGCGGAAATCCTCGAACGCGAGGAAAAGCGCCGCAAGTAGGTGTCCTGCAAAAACAGGATGAATAAACCGCCCTTCGAGGCGGATTTTTTTATGCGCGATTGATTGAGCCACCCCGGCAACGGCCCTCGGTCAAAAGCACCCCCAAAATGCCAATAGCGTAAAAGCCCCGACAGCATAAGCGGCCACCCCGGCAACGGCCCCGCAATGGCTTCGGCTACCCTTACGACGCGATGGCTCCACCCGAAACCTCAATGAATAGGAACTGAAACGATGGCTGATACAGCTTTTCAAACACAGTACCGTCAGGAATTTATTGCGGGGTTCGAGCAGGGTCAGAGCTACCTTCGCCCGACCACCGTTACCGAAGCGGTAACCAAAGGCAATCAGGCTACTTTTCTCGTAGCTGACACGGGCGGCGCAGAAGCTGTCACCCGTGGCGTGAACGGTCTTATCCCTTCTCGCGCCGATAACCTCAACCAGAATACGGCAACCCTTGTCGAATGGCACGACAAGCCTCGCCGCACGAACTTCAACATCTTCGCATCGCAGGGCGATGGCCGTCGTATCATGCAGGAAGGCACCCGCAAGGTGATGAACCGCAAGATCGACCAGGACATCATTTCGCAGCTTTCCCTCGCAACCCAGACGGCAGGAGCCGCCGCTACGGCTACTCTGTCTCTGGTCATGAAGGCGCTGACGATCCTAGACAACAACGATGTCGAGACGGAAGACGAAAGCAACATGTGGTTCCTCGGCACCGCTGCTTTCCGCGCCTATCTGATGCAGATCCCAGAATTTGCCAGTGCCGATTATGTGGAAGTTAAGCCACTCGTTGGCCCGGCTATCCGTGTTCGGCGTTGGGCCGGATTCAACTGGATTTTCCATCAGGGCCTTCCAGGCAAGGGTCCCGCGAGCGAACCCTGCTTCGCATACCACAAGAATGCCATTGGTCACGCCGCCAACACTGGTGAAATGACCGTCGCCGCCGGCCACAATGATGAGGATGATTACTACTGGGCACGTACCAGCATCTTCATGGGTGGCAAGCTCCTGCAGAACTCCGGCGTTGTGAAGGTTCTTCATGACGGTTCGGCCTACGCAGCTTCGTAAGGAGGTCTGAAAATGGCTTATACTCCGAACACCCTCGCAGTTGTTGCCGAGCCAATTGGCGGTATCGCACCACGCGTTTACATCTACCAGACGGTGAGCGATGCTCTGGCGACCATCACCGCCTCTGGTTACTTCTCTGACGGCAAGGCTAAGGGCATGCGTGTTGGCGACCTCGTTGATGTCGTTGCCACTACCGGCCCGAAGTATGCCCGCTATCAGGTGACTGCAATCACCGCTGCGGGCGGCGCAACAGTCTCCGCTCCAACCGCGATCAGCTAACGCAGGCCGCGATTTCGGTCGCGGTGCTGCCTCTCGCCACGGTCGAGGGGGAGGGGCACTGCCTTTCCCCCGAACCGTCCTTCTTCAAAACATGAGGCAAACAAATGACGCAATTAACTCCTGCACGTATCCGTGTGGCAGAATATGCTCGCAACGTCCACGTGGTTGTTGTCCCCGTAGATGTGACACTTGACGAGGCTCTCTCCCCACCTTTCTGGGCGCATGTCGCTAATCTGGTGAAGCCGTGGGACAAGATTGAAGTGCGTCCCGAAGATGATGCGTGGTTCGCTGAACTGGTAGTCTTCAAAGCTACTCGCCATGATCTGACGGTGCGGGTTCTTCACGCTATTGATGACAGCGGAAACCCATTGCAGGCCAACTATGGCGAAGAGGCTGGCGCAAAGCCGAATGAAGAAGCACTGCCTCGTGGTTACGACGTCACTTATGGTGGTCCAATCCACAAATGGCGCGTCCTACGCACCTCAGACGGCGAAGTGCTGACGCACGGCCTTTCAAAGAAAGACGCCATCCAATGGGCGTACGACAACGCGGCTGCTGCCGTATAGCTTCTTTCAAGAACGGAACTAGCTGATGGCTGATCGTCTTTCGATTTACAAAGGGGCCTTGCGTTTGCTCGGTCCCT